CCATATTAGTCAAATCTATGCCTTCTGGGATAAAAAACACAAATAACCATGACAAAACAGAACTTTGAGCAGCGATATGCTGCAATGAACGATAAGGACAGAAACACCATAATGGCTGCCGTTTACCAACAGCAGCTTGCACAGCTCAGGGTTGACCGTGCGCAGGTGCGCAGGATTTACGAGGAGCAAACAAATAACATCCGCCAGCACATGCGGAATATTTATGAACTGATGAGGGGGTTGAAATGAAAAGTGAAGCGTACTTAATGGACTGCATGGAGTACATGAAAACTATCCCTGATGGATGGTTTGAACTTTCTTTGGTTGATCCTCCGTATGGAATTGGAATGAGCAATAGTAACAAAAGAACAAAACCAAGCCGCCCAAATTCATATACAAAATATGCTGATTTTAGATACCATAAAACGAACTGGGATAATGAACGCCCGACGGCTGAATATTTTGAACAGCTTTTTAGGGTAAGCAAAGATCAGGTAATATTTGGAGCAAACTATTTTTGTGAATACTTACCAAGTGGAAAGGGCTGGCTATTTTGGAATAAATTAAACGGCTTAGATAATTGTTTTTCGGATGGCGAATTTGCCTTTACAAGCAAAGGAATACAAAGCAAATATTTTGAATGTTCAGCGTTTCATAATTTAAGCGGAGGAAAAGACAGAATTCACCCAACACAAAAACCTGTAAAACTTTACGAATGGATTTACCACAACTACCTTCCAGATGGCGGCAAAGTGTTTGATAGTCACCTTGGCTCAGGAAGCAACCGTATCGCAGCGGACAAAGCAGGGAACATTGACTTTTATTCAACTGAAATTGACCCTGACTATTTTGCGGATCAGGAGAAACGTTTCAGGCAATACAAATCACAACTAACTTTTAAATTTTAATGCCATTTTAATATAAACAGACAATTTTTGTCGTATCTTTGCTGCTTAATTAGGCGTCCAACCATGAAAACTTTTATTTACCCTGAATTAGAAATGCCGTATCTGCATGGTTGGACGCCACAGCAGAACGGCATTTTCTTTTTCGGGAGTTTTCAAATTCATTAATCATGGCAAAAGACACTTACTATTTCTCCCACGATTATAACGCAAGGAATGACCCTAAAATACGCAAATTAATAAGCGTTCAAGGTGTTACAGGATACGGAGTATATTGGGCAATCATTGAGGACTTATATCAGAATGCGAACGCATTGCCATCGGATTACGACCTTATTGCATACGATTTGCGAGTTGATGTTAACATCGTTAAAAGTGTTATAAATGACTTCGATTTGTTCATAATTGAGGACAATGAGTTTGGAAGTAATGCCGTTGAGAAGCGATTAATTGAGCGAAACGAAAAAAGTATAAGTGCAAGGAAATCAGCATTTAAGCGTTGGAATAAAAAAGAACAGGATGCGAACGCATTGCCATCGGATTGCGACAGCAATGCTTTAAAGAAAATTAAAAGAAAGGAAAGGAAAGAAAAGGAAATAATAATAGAAGATGAATTGACATTTGGAAATTTTAGCGCCACTTTTGAAATGGCATGGAAGGAATGGATTGAATATAAGAAATCACAGCATAACTTTTCTTATAAGACAAAAAAGACTGAGCAGATCGCAATTAATAGTTTGATAAAGCAATTCCCCAATCAAGAAACAAAGGCGATAAGAGCAATAGAGTTTTCAATCGGGAATGGATATCAAGGTATATTCGCCCCAAATGAGAACCAGCAAAGTTCACAACCACAAAAATTAATGAACTTCAGATGACAACGAAAATAATAGAAACCAAAACAAAGGCGGTTTATGAAATCGAAGTCAATGGTTCTGGCAATAAAAAACTTCGCTGTCCGGCTTGCAACGATTCAAACAAGGATAAACGAGAAAAATCAATGTCATGGGATAATAATAATGGCGTTGGACACTGTTTTAGACCGAGTTGTGACGCCAAATTTGTAAAGAAAGACGATAATTGGGCTATGGAAAAGAAAAAATACGAACTGCCGCCACCTATTGAGCGTGACAAACCTTATTCGTTTGCGATGTCAGCATGGTTTATGAATCGTGGAATATTTGAATCAACGATGAAAAATTTCGGCATAAGCGAAGGCGAACATTATTTCGCTGTCGTTGGCAAAACACGTAATGCAATTATGTTTCCTTATTTCAGAGATAAAAAGCTGGTTAATGTAAAATACCGTGATGGAGAAAAGAACTTCACACTGACAAGTGGCGCAGAATTAATCCCGTTTAATTTAGATTCGATTAAAGGCTGTAAAGAGGTGATTATAACAGAGGGTGAGTTTGACTGCATGGTAATAAGCCAAGTTGGGTTCAGCAACGTTATATCAGTCCCTAATGGTGCGTCAACAGGAAACAATAATCTGTCATGGCTTGACAACTGCATTGAATATTTTGATGAAGTTGAACGAATAATACTTGCAACGGATAAGGATAATCCTGGTATCAACCTGAGAACCCAATTATCAGCAAGGCTCGGAGTTGAGAGGTGTATGAAAGTAGAGTTTGGCGATTGCAAGGATGCAAATGAAGTTCTTCAGTTACATGGATCTGATGCGTTAAAAGATATAATAAACGCAGCCGAACCATTCCCTATTGATGGCGCATTTACCGTTGTTGATGTTGAGGATGAATTAAACAACATTTACCTAAACGGACTGAAGCGAGGTTATACGATTGATATGCCTGACTTTGATAAGTTAATGTCATTTGAACTTGGCAGACTTTATATTGGCACCGGAATACCATCACATGGTAAAAGTAAGTTTGTTGACTTTATTGTTTCACGGTTGAACTTAAAATACAAAATGAGAGCTGCCTTTTTCTCCCCTGAAACGTTCCCTATTGAAATACACATTGCAGCTATATCTGAACTGTTAATTGGGAAAAAGTTCGGGCAAAGCACGATGACACAGGATGAATATTTGCAATCAAAGCAACATATCAACGAACAATATCATTGGATCATGCCAGAGGATGGGTTCACGGTTGACAACATCCTTAGCAAAGCAAGGCAGTTAATATTGAGAAAAGGGGTTCAGATAATCGTACTTGATCCTTACAATAAACTTGAACATCAAGTTGGCAGAGGAGAAAGTGAAACACAGTATATCAGTAAATTTATTGATAAACTTGTCAGTTTTGCACAGCGGAATAATATAATCTTAATCCTTGTCGCTCATCCAACCAAAATGAAAAAGCAATTAAACGGGTCGTTTGAAGTGCCAACACTTTATGATATAAGCGGGTCAGCAAACTTCTTTAACAAGACTGATTTTGGGTTTACCGTTTATAGGAACTTCGAGGATAATTACATTACGGTGATTGTGAACAAGGTTAAATTCAAACATTTAGGAGAAACAGGATCATGTGAATGGAAGTTTAATCTTGATAACAACAGATTTAGCCCATATTCATTCCCAGGCGGTGCTATAACTTATGACAACGTCAACTGGATTGCTAACGGGCTTCAGGCCAGCGAGGTTAGCTATGGAAATCCGAGGCAACAATCTGAATATAATGTGTCTGATGGAATGAAGATTGCACCATTTTAACATTTATTAACAAATATTAACTTGACATGTGATACGATATAACGTATCTTTGTATAAAAATAACCGGATGAAAACAAATGATAACGAATGTGCAGAGGAACGCGAGATTATAAACACTAAGTCACTATGCGATTTGGCGTTGTATCTATCCGGATTAAAAGACGGCAAAGGAAATCTACTGCCACTGGGAACAAACGTTCTTGACGATTTATGGAATGCAGTGAGTTATCTACGGGGAGATGAAGGATTTATTGCAGAACGAGACAAAAAGATGTAATTATGGAAGATAAAGTGATTTGCTGTGGTGTTTTAGAAGAACTGGACATGGAATGGATGGTTACGAAAGATGGTACTGTCTTAATGCCCTTCATTGAGGGTAAAGACGGAATAAGATACCGTGTCAACTACTGTCCTTCATGCGGTGCTTATGTACGTGACTGTGTTATTGAACCTTAAATGTGAACACCATGAAAAAAAAATTCAAAGTATCACAAATCAGAGATTTGCTTAATCAAGTCTATAACGAAAAAATAACTTTTAGCAGATTTGTTGAAATCCTAAATGAGCAAGCTGAGACAAAAGACATAAAAGACTTAATCTCAACTATAAAAGTGGACAAAGCAAACTTAGAACACATAGCACAAACAGGAAAAATAAACGGAAGTCTTTTAACTGAAATTGAGCGTATAATAAAAGCAACTTGGTAATGACCATTAAAACCAACCAACATGACAGCAAAAGAATTTCTCGAATCAAAAGGCTTTGACGACTTACGTGAAGGATTATATCATGTTTTTGAACAAGACGAGATTGAACTACTATTAAACGAATTTGCAGCGTTACCATGTAGCTGTGAAGGCGGCCACTACGGGTATGGAGCAGCGAAATGCTTCGTATGCGGCAGGGTGAAGGAAGTTGAATAACTGGATTTGGCTATGCGTAGTTTGCCTTAATAACACGCTCACAATAATATAAAGACAATGAAACCTAAAGAGTACCCAGACCGAAATTGGACGTTCAGCAAATTACGTATAGCCAATGTTATGGTGCGTTTTTTCTCAAATTTATTTACGAGTGAATGCCCTAAATGCAAGATTGGTAGAGTACGTTATATTGGTGATGATTGGACAGGACATACATGGATAAGTGTTTATAAGTGTAAGAATTGTAAATCGGAGTTCGTTTAAAATGCCGCCTAACGGTTGATATGTACACCTTTCACAAACGAACACAAAACGCTTAACAAACGAACCATGAAAAAATCATTAACAACAATCCTGATACTGATAACGCTCGCTGGATACTCTCAGCCCTTGATGTTATCAGTTCGTAAGGCCACAGTACAAGCCGAAATGCGACAGCACAGAGACTTTATAAAGATAACCAACTTTCCAGACTATATCGAATATCAGCGAGGAACGGATGTTATTGCATACGAATTTGAACGGGACGGAGGTAAATGGATTTGCATCAAAGCCTCAATAGAAATGGCTAAAGCAGATGAGGACAAGTTTATCGAGTCAAAAACAGGTTGCAACTGTTGGACGCTCATAGAGGATGACACGTGGCTATACGAAACGAACCTATTTGATACGCCTGTCCTTGTAAAACGAACCTACAATGGCGAATCAGTAAAATTTACCTATACATTTGCCGAATGAAGAATACCAAAATAGAAAAGCCTAAAACCGCCTTACAGATAAAGCGTGAGGCGAACAAAAAGATAAAAGATGAAACCGACAAGACCTTTGCGGCTCATATCATGAAAAAATTGTCACTTCATGTCATTCATGAATTTAAGTTTCACGACAAGAGGAAATGGCGTATTGACCATGCTATACCCACTCATAGGATAGCCATTGAAGTAGAGGGAGGGATATGGACTAAAGGAAGGCACGTCAACCCATCTGGGTTCATATCAGATATGCAGAAGTATAACGCCTTGTCTTGTGGTGGATGGATGCTGTTAAGGGTTCAGCCAAAGGACTTATATTCGGAAGAACTCCTTGACAACATAAGAGAATGCTGCACCAACTCACCATTATATCTACCGTTCTAAACTGACCTAACATGGAAGCACTAAAAGTGAATGAAATATACACCATCAACTCAGAGCCGTATCGGTTGGTAGCCAATGGTAAAGGTTATTCAGTCCAGAAGCTAAACGCAGATGGAACTGATTATTCAGAACCCACATTTGACGAGATGCTTAAAATTGTCCTTGAATATTATGACGTAACCAAAGAGAACATATTTGGCAAATCAAGAAAGCGTAAATATGTAGAGCCACGACATGTGTTGATGTCTATTGCAAGGGAGGCTTATTCGATTAAAGGGAACAAACTAAGTATGACTTTCAACCGGACGTATGCGAGTGTATTGAATGGAAGGCAACGAGTTCGTGACTTTTACTTCTCAGATAAGGTATTCAGGCAGAGGCTAAAAGACCTGATAACCTTGATTTTTGAATCAGAGGAAAGGCAGGAAGATGTGTTGCTTGGTATTGCAACGTATCAGCCCAATGGGATTGATTGCTTTTAACGTGCCGCAGCTAAACGCTGTTGGCGATTTGGAGCACGGATTTATCAACTTAAAATAAAGTAATAATGGAACACGAAAATTTGAACACAGAAAAAAGCGCCAATAGCGATTTAGGTGCTGTTAGCAGTAGTTTTTCCACTGATTCTTCAATTCCCGCTTTGAAATTAAACCAAAATGGGGGCGAACTTAAATTGGATAAACACCCAATGACAGGGCGAGCAAGAATTTCTATTAATACGTGGAGCTTGGAAGATGACGGATGGGGCGGCGAAGAAATGGAATATGATTCAGCGGCATTCATTCTAACTCTGAATGATTGTATCAAGCTAAGAGACCAACTTACTGAGCGAATTGAAAAGGACTTATTTTGTGCTCTTGAGGATAAAAAGCTAAGGTGCAAAACTCAATGTTCGGATTGCCGACGGATTCAAGCGGGATTGCCTGATTAAATTACCGCTAACGGTAAGTGTAGCATATCGTTGCGGATTTTGAAACACTTACCAGTCAATTTACACGAAATGAAAATAGTAGCACAAATATTTAATAACCTGCTAACCCGCAATGGATGCTACACATTGTTATGGGCTGGCGTTTAATACTTTATCAAAATGTACGAAAAAACAAATTCAGAACCAACGCCATTGAAAAAAATGAGCGAACATGAATCAGTTGCCAACGATATGGGAAACCATATTTGCAATTTCAATCCTGAACAACAAAACGAAATGTTAAGAACTATTCGACAAATTGTTGCAGAGCGTAGGCAAATGAACATTGAAGAAACTGAAAAGCAACTTGATTACTTGAAAGAAACTTTTCAGAATTTGTAAGTTATTCGGGTGAGCGTGGGGCTGTCTTACGCTTGCCCATAACTCGTTTATATCACTACAAACTTACATTTTTAAACACTTACAAACACCACATGAAAGAACACCTCCTCCGCTCAGAACTCAAATGTATTTGACAAATGTATTTTTATAACGTATCTTTGACCCCAAAATCAATCACCCAATGGCAAAAGGTAACAGACCGAGAAATGGCGTTAAGAGAAAAGACGACTATGACAAGATTTTACCATCCGATCTGGGTAAATCTATTGAACAAGAACTGCCTGAAGAAAAAGATACCATCCGAGAAGCAATAAGTGAAATGCTTACGGGTAACCTCGGAAACCTTACAGCATGGCTTACTAAACTCGGTGAGACAAATCCTGAAAAGGCATTGACAATATTCAATTCATTTGCAGAATTTGTTATGCCGAAACAGCAAAGAGAAGGCGGTAAGTCAGAAGACATTGTCCCAATAACAATAAGCTTTGAACCAGCATCAAACAGACCAATCCAAGCTAAAAAGGATAAACCGGAACAACCAATAACTTCAATCAAAAAATTCTCATTAGATGATATTATCAGAAGTTGATCTAATTCAAAGGCTCGGTGAGATTATCTCCAGTAATGAACGCCATCCTAACTATGTTCGGACTGTTAACCTTGCTATCCTATATCGGCAGCTATTGACAGGGGAGAATATGGATTCATTAATGCGAAGGTTCGACCAAAGAGAAAGTGCAGAACTGTTTGAACAGCGTAAAAGGATTACACAGCATATCACCAAAACCGTTTCACTCAACGTGAAGGATGTTTACCATAAAATCCCACGTTCCAACTCAGTGCAACGGGTAATCGCCTACGATGATAACAATGTGGACAAGCTGAAGCAGTTGAATGATAAGCTATCTAAATTTTGGGGTAAGTCTAATATTGACGACTACATGAACTCAAAATGGATAGACCTTAACTTCCTTGACCCAAACGCATTTGTGGTAATAGAATGGGCAAAATTCGACAATGCACAAGAAAAAGCATCCCCGTATCCATATGAGGTATATTCTGAGAATGCCATCATGTACGAATACAAACAGAATAAACTTGAATATCTTGTATCTCATAACATAAGAAGTAAATGGGTTACCCGCAACGATGGCAGGGCAGAACAGGTTAACTACCTCGTTTACACCATGTACGGGCTAATGCAGACAATCCAATTTATTGAAATAGTTGATGAAGATGAAATTAGGACTGTTAAAAAGGCATATTCAGGAAGTAAGAATCTATTCATTGACAGCACTTACTTCAGGGAAAGCTTAAACTCAGAAACCTATTTCAGGCTTAATCTTATTGCCCCTCACAACCTTGGCTTTGTTCCAGCAGAGAGTGTTGGAGTTATTTATGACTTGGCAACCAACGGGAAAACATTCGTATCACCACTTGATAAAGGTATTCCAGTGTTGATGAAAATGATAAAAGCCAATTCAGAGTTCGACCTCACAATGGCTTTACACACATTCGCTCAGAAGATACAATACATGTCGCCTTGCAAACAGCGGGACTGCAAGGATGGGTATTTACTTGATGGTTCTATGTGCGGTCATTGTGGAGGCACAGGGTTTGAGGTAATAACCACAGCTCAGGAAGTAATCACTTTGACCTTACCAAAGACCAAAGAGGATATGATTGACCTGACAAACATCGTTCATTACGACTATCCCCCGATTGATCTTGTCAAATTTCAAAAAGATTACATCGAATCACTCACATACCAGGTCAAAGAATCAATATTTAATACCGAGATATTTTCCCGTCAGCAAGTATCGGAAACAGCCACAGGGAAGAATATATCATTACAAAATGTATATGATGCGCTTTATCCGGTTGCATTGGGTTACTCAAACGATTGGGAATTTTTCGTTAATACCGTAGCCAAAATAACCGACTTAGCCGATGGTTTAATTGCATTCTATAAGTTCAGTAAGGACTTCAAGTTAAAGTCGCTTACAGACCTTTATTTGGACTTGAAAGCGGTTGGTGACGCAAGAGCTTCTGAATTTATCAAGAGTTCCATTGAAGATGATATTGCCGGAGTGATATATTCTGAATCGGAACGTGAACTTCTGAAATACAACGTCAGAAAATCATGGTATCCATTTAACGGTAAGACGCCAGAGCAGATTGCTTCCATTATAGCCTCAAACAACCTCGTACCATACGAAACAAAGGTATTCTGGGCTAACTTCTCATATATCTTTGATATAATAGAACTCGAACAGTCAAAGAAAGGCGTTGATTTCTTTTATATGAATCGTGATAAACAGCTTGTAATCATTAATGCCAAAATTGCAGAATTGATGACTGAAGTTGAAAAGACAAGCATACAAGAGCCTGATTTCCAAATGAACAAACCAGACCAAACCGAAGATGACGTTATCTGAAACAGACGAATGGATTGAAGAATCTTATAAGGAATTAGAACGTAAGATTAAAGAACAAGAGGATGAATTTCTTCTACTGTTCATTGATACCTATCTTGCTGACTTTTACCTTGATGACACGAACCTAAAAACAACTTCAGGTAACTTCGACAAGGTAAATCAAATCAATGCTAAATTTGATGAGGCATACGATTTATTTATCATTGCATTCCTTGTCTGGTACGGTAACAAGCTCATTGAGGCAGGTAATATCAGCCTTGAATATTTCAAATCAATCGGAATCGCAGCAACGTCTAAAGATATAGCCTATCTTAGCAAAATGATTGGGCTGAGCGGGAAAACCATAACAAAGGGTTCGCCATTATGGAACTTGGGCAAAATGGGTGAGATGAGGCAACGGATGCAAGACCTTGTTATGAATGCCGTTTCATCGGGACAGAAATACAATGTTCTGGTTCGAAATATCAGGCCGTTATTGAAGTCAAGTAAGGCAAAACGCAGCGCACTATCGAAGTACTACCTTAAATACGCTTATAACCCTATAATGCAGGCTTTAAACGGCACTTCATATCATCTGGCACAGAAGTATGGATTGACTGAATTTGTTTACGCAGGAGGCTTAGTTGAGAAGTCAAGACATTTCTGTATTGAGCGTAATGGAAACAAATATTCTATTGAAGAGGGTAAATCTTGGAACAATCTGGATTGGCGTGGTAAGATTGAAGGTGTTGATTTCTTTATTCAATTAGGTGGGTGGAACTGTTTCCACCACTTGGAGTGGGTTAACGATGAGTATAAACCGTCGTTTTAATGCGGTTTATACTGTGTTGTACCCCGTTTTTATTCTTTGCGTTCCTGATTTCTAAAATAATAAGTTGTTTTGTAATAAAAATATAATTATCTTTGTGTAATTAAATTCAATATAAAATGATAGATAAAGAATCCATAATTCCGAGAACTGACCCGATTTTAAGAATCGCTATGTACGAAGTGTATGAAGCTAAATGTTTTTATACAGGTATGATTTTAAATGTCGATGAGTACGATATAGACCACATTAACCCAAAAAACAAAGGAGGAAAAGATTGTATATCAAATTATGTTCTATGCTCATCAAGAATAAACAGAATGAAAAATGATAAGGTAGATGAATACTTTATTGAAAGGGTTACGCTAATAAATACATTATTGTTTGTTGACGATGTGGTTAATACTTATAACAACATCGCATTAAATAGAAAACTTGCAAAAGGTAAATATTCAATAGATACGTTTGCAAAAGAAAATAACCTAACATTGTCACAAAAACAAAAATTAGTAAGGGAATTAAGGAAGAAAGGGGAAGTATTATCAACTACCTTTATTACAACAACTGGCAAAAAATCTTCTTCATTAAAACTATATGCAGATTATGAAATAATGAAAAGTATGTCGGGGTTAGCCTATGGAGACGTTGGCATTAGTCAAGTCAATGAAGCAGGAACTGTTTCTGGTCGCTCTTTGCGGTCTTAAATGGGTTACAACAAAAAAACACAAAACAAACCAATAAACCGCCATGAAAAACGAAACAGAAGTAACTAAAATACTTGAAGACGAAACCGATTTAAGGAACTATTGGATGGGGCAAATTGACCTTGCGGTGAAGACACCTAAAAAATTAGGTCAAACTGAAATAAATCCTGCGTTAGGATTGGCTTATGACCAAATGATAAAACATGACCAAGCAATAGCCATCTTGACATTGATATTGGATAAACCTAAGCAGTACAAAGAATGGACTGTAAGTAAGCAGATAAAAGAAGATAAGAAGACAAGATGTAGCTGCGAAGAAGCTAAGTTTACAAGGGATATACACTCTAACGGTGGCAAACCAATTTGTAATACTTGTGGAAAAGCTATACGGTAAATAAGAAATATAAACAGCCATGAGATTTTCCATAATTTGCCCATCGTATCTGGGTAACTACAAAGGAGCAGCAGCCAATCGGGAAAAGAAGATTGTCCGGATGATTGAATCCGTAATGACCCAGACTTTTCAGGACTTTGAACTTATCATTGTAGCTGATGGCTGTGATAAGACGATGGATATTGTAGAGCCTTATTTCTATGAATATCTGCCTAAAATCAGACTTATTAAAGTTGAAAAGCAGACGACATGGTCTGGCAAAGTCCGTAACGCAGGGATAAGCGTAGCACAGGGCGAGATCATAACCTATATTGACGTTGATGATTATTTAGGTGCGAACCATTTGCAGATTATCAATGACAATTTCGCTGAATTAGATTGGATTTTCGCTGACCATAAAATTTACAATCCGCAATTAAAGCAGTTCGATACGTTCAAGACTGACATTGGTGTTCATGGTGCTTGCGGGACTTCCTCTGTTTCTCACAAACGGGAATTGGGGGTGTATTGGACTTGCTCAACTTATAACCATGATTTTGTTCTGATTAACGCTTTGAAGAATGCGAGTATGAACTTCGGGCGTATTCCTGAAACTGAATATATGGTCTGTCACGTTCCAAATCAGTTTGATGTATAAACAGAAGTTTGTTGATACATGGAAATGCGCGGCATTGAATAAACACAGGAACTTAAATTGGAACACGAAACTTGATTAGAAGAACAAAAATTAATATAAACAGATTTTACATTTGAAAACGAAATGTAGCATTGCCACTAACGTAAAAAATAAACGCAGTAACGGTATGAGAGAAGAAATATTAAGCATAGCCTGTGACCTTAAAGAAGGTAGCATGACACTCAAAGAAGCACAAGCGCAGTTATTGCGTTTATTGAGTGTTGTAGGACGAAGTGAATCGTTTGTTTGCGGTCATCCACCGAAACGAACATACTTAATTGATGGCACTTGGCATTGTGAAGAATGCGGTGGAAAATGGGAAAGCATAGCAAACAAATTACCTACAACGTTTTGCGTATAATAACCATTGAAAAAACGGCTCTTATACGATGTTAGCAGTCTGGTTTTTAAACTTTTGAGCGTGGAATTAATAACTAAAAAATAAAATAATGGAACGAGTAAACAAAGACACAAGACCCATTTACTACAAAAATGCGGAAGAAATGGACAAGCCATTGAGTGAATTAATGGAAGGACTTAGAATGGAAATTGATAAAACGAGAGGTAAAATGCACGATATGAAACGCTCTTATGGGTGGGCTGACCGCATTGAGCCGCTTGAAGGTGGATTAACTTGTATGTTAATGGCAATGTATGGTGTAATGATGGAATTTAAAGATTATGAGGACAAACAACGTGCGAAGGCAGAAAAAGTTTAAAAACTTGCTGCTAATGTTTAGTATATGGCAAGTTGGGAGATAAAATGTGCTACCCTATCGAGCCACAACAAAGTAAATTAATAGCACAAATGTAGCCTATTGGAACGACACCCCCAATTTGCTATATACATTGTTAGGGTGCGTTTTTATTCAAATACAATGAGTTACACAAAAAGAAAATGCGATAATTGTGGAAAAGAATATATGGCAGACAACCGTAATTTAAAACGTGGGTGGGGGTTATGCTGCTCAAAAAGATGTGCTGCTAAAAAAAGAGAAAAAAGCAGACCAGATTACGACCCTGCAACTGTAAGATATAACAACTTGAAAAGGGCTGGATTACTTCCAAGAGAAACTGACTATGTCGAAATGTATAATAATAGTGGGTGGGCGGATAATGACCAATGGGGTGATTGTGATTTAGGTATTCACGACTAAATGCACCCTAACTCGTATATATCACTACAAACTTACAATTTCAAACACTTACAAACGCTTAACAAACCATCCATGAAAGCCATAATCATTGTTTACAACCGACTGACCCTGCCTATGAAGATGGCTGACTGGCTCGCAGAACGTGGCGTTGACCCTATTCTGTTAGACAACAACAGCGACTACGAACCGCTTCTTGAATACTACGAAACATGCCCACATGAGGTAATCAGGCTCAAAAATAACTACGGATGCCGTGCAGCCTGGGATGTTGACCTGCTTGACCTGCCTCGTATTGGGAAACGTTTCATAATGACCGATCCTGACCTTGACTTATCAGGCATACCAGATAACTTTCTCGAAGTGCTGGAAGAAGGATTAAAACGGTATCCTCAATTCAGCAAATGCGGGTTCTCACTTGACATAAACGACCTACCTGAGAATGATTACACCAATGCAGTTCGTAACCATGAGATGCAATTCTGGCAGAAACCACTTGACGATATGTACTACGAAGCTGATGTTGATACGACATTCGCCTTATGCACAGATAGGAAATTCACTTACACCTCGCTCAGGACAAACCGACCTTACATGGCAAAGCACATACCTTGGTACTACCAGAAAAAAGCTGAATTGCCTGATGATGAACAATATTACCTAAACACTATTAAAACAACCGTAAGTTGGTCTGACAAGATATGATAGCAATCGTAATGGCTTACTACAACCGTCAAGATTTACTTGACAGAACACTTGAATCGTTTTTACAATACGATGAAAACGAATTTGA